TTGTAGAGTACAGGATTAAGTCAGCACGTTCAAAGGAACTAAATAAACCTGAGTTATATAATACTGTAAAGGCTAAATGGCAAATAGACTATATAGATTACAAAGGTACATTTTTAGACGTTGTAAAGGACCATATAACTGGCGAAAATTTTAATGACTTACCTAGTAGTAGTTATGAGAGTTCACAATTTATAGGTACTAAAAAACAATTAGATGATATGCTAAGTGTTTTATATACTAAACCCCATAATGAAATTAAAATAATAGGATCGTCATTTATGCAAGATATTATACAAGGTAACGAAGATATAGACCATGATGAAGTTATGAGAGATTACGAAGATTATTTAAGGTCTAAAGAATAATGGCTGTTAAATATATAGAAACATCAGAGCTTACTACGTTTGCTTGTGATGGTGAAGAAACCCATATAGGGGGGTATGATGATAATGGTAATGAATTAATAATAAAAGTATCTACCTATCAATTATTACACACTATTAATATACCTTATATGAAAGAAAAATTAAATAAATACATAAATAAGATATGACACATAAAGAAAAACTGTTAAGGTATTTTAAAGAAGAAAAAAATACTATAACCACTATGGAAGGTTTTACACAATTACACATACTACATATACCTAGTGTAATAAGAGACTTAAAAAAAGACGGTTATACTATTGAATCTAGTTACGTTAAATACAAAGATCGTTACGGTACTTCTAGACCTTTTAAAAAATACCATTTAATAGAAGATGGTGTAGATATGATAAACTACCTGCAAGAAACAAATAAATAATTTTTATATTTATTAAAAAAAACTGTTATGGTAAATTTAGATTTAATAGAATTAGCTGAATATTTAGCTTTAGAAGAGGTCAAAAGAATATATGGAGATGAGCATGAAACTCTATATAGAAATAACTATCATGAGTTTAGGGGGTATGTTATGAGACCTGCTGTAAAAGTTACATTTAATAAAATGTATAATAAATATTACGATATGATTACAACATTAATAAATAAAAAAGATAATGAAATATAAAGTATTAAACACTACGCAAACTGTAAGGGAATCTATATACAGGATAATGATAAGAAACAAGGTTAAAAAAAATTACCTTGCTAAAAAATTGGGTTTGTCTTACCCTAGTATACTTTCAAAAATAGACCACCCAGGAACTTTTAAAGTATCTGAGCTACTAGAATTATGTAATATACTAAAAGTAGATGTTAACGAATTATTAATTAAATACTAAATACACATGAAAAAATCAATAATTAAAGATTTAAAATTACAGCCAGATATGCTGTACGATATGTACGTTTTCCATATATCTTTTGAAAATGGGGATATAGGAAAAGTTTATAAAAAGAAAAATTCAATATATCAAAATATAGGTGACGAAGTAGAATATACTATAAATGATAAAGGATCGGTAAAATTTCCATTTAAAGGAGATAGTAAGTTTAATAATAATAGCGCTACTAATACTACTTCTGCTAAGTATACAAATAATGATATAGATACACAGGATAGAATACGACACGCACAGGCTACTAATATGGCTAACCTAAGATACTGTTATGGTAAAATAGATAAAAGCCAAATAGATGAAGTTATTAAAGATGAATACTTTAAGTTAAAAAGCTTTAAAGGTTATGAGGAAACAGAGGTAGAATTAAAAACTAAGGTAGAAGCAGATCTACCTTTCTAACAATACTATGTTAATAAGTTTTATATAAATAGAATTATTTTTAAATAATAAAATTTTAAATTAAATAACCAATATGAAAAAATCAATACTAGCCTCTTCGCCTTTTCTCATTGTTAATAAGGTATTTTTGACTTCTCTAGGTATAGAGGCTAGTGTTGTGCTATCTCACTTATATCAACAGCAAACATATTTTCAAGAAAAAAACCAGCTAAAAGACGGTATGTTCTTTTGTACTATAAAAAACCTTAGCTGTCATACTACTCTATCTTACCACCAAATAAGCAAGGTTATAGCTACTCTTGTTAAATGGGAAATAGTAAAGGTGGTAAGAAAGGGTATACCAGCTAAATTACATTTTAAGATAAACGAATCACAGATATTAAAAATTTTAAAAACTAGTAATGAAAAAAATACAATACTAGAATGTGAAAATTTCTATAACAAGATATTAAACGATTCTAAAACTATTAATAAGAATAAAGAAATAATATTAAATAATAATATTAGTATATCCCCAAAGGACAAATTTTTAAATGATATTAAAGAATTAAGTCCTAAAGAATTTATAGAAGATTTCTTAGACTATTGGACTGAAGAAAATAGTAAAGGGAAGATGAGATGGGAACTAGAAAAAACCTGGAACACTTCACTACGATATAAACGGTGGGTAAGATTAAATGCTAAGTTTGAAAAGACATCTAAAACGACAGAACCTAAATTTCCAGACTACTACGATATACATTTTGCTAAAAGACTAGAGCAAGATCACACAGCGCTTAGAAGCTATTACAAGCACTTAGAAAGCTTAGGATATGTAAAGAAGGTAAATAGTTATGACGGTAAAATTAAATGGCTTAAAAGATGAATATTATAATAAGCTTTATTTGGAACGGTTTAATGCTTGGTGTAAGACATTTTGAAGCAGATAAAAACCATCCATATTTTGAGTTACGAATATACTTACTATTAATACAGCTAACAATATTTATAGATAATAGAAAATGAAAGAAATAGATTTACAAAATTCAGTAGTAGAGTATCTTAACCATACTAAAATGCTTTTTACATCTACTTTAGGTGGTGTGTTTTTAGGTCGTACTAACTGGAAACAAAAATCAATTATAAAAAAACAATATAAAAAAGGTGTACCAGACTTGTTAATATTTGAACCATCACACTACGGCAAATATCATGGCTTAATGATAGAACTTAAAGTAGGATATAATAAACCTTCACCAGCACAGAAAGACTGGATAGCTAAACTAAACGCAAGAGGGTATAAAGCCGTGATATGCTATACCTTAGATCAAGTAATAGAAACAATAATGAACTATCAAAATGAAACCATTTAGATTTTTTAAAAATATTAGAACCCCAAGCCATAAAGTATTTACACACTGTTTTATATTTTTTGTAAATGATGGTAAAAAAGAAAAAACATTTATACTTAGAGATTTAGATACAGATTTTGAGGGTATAGACTATGATAATTATATACATTTAAAAGAAAAAGAATTATATAATAAGTATAAAACAAATGTAAAAATAGAAGGTAGTAGGCTTGGACTTTGGGAATATGAACAATTATTAGAACTAGGCGTATCTAAACTGTGAAAATATTAAACTTATATATAAGCAAGAACTATGCCACCTTATTAAATATAAGTAAGAATATTACGTCTAACACACTACCAGACTATGAAGATTTATTACATGACGTATTACTAGACTTATACAATAAGGATCAAGAATTAATACAAGGAATGATAAAACGTAAAGAACTGGCGTACTATGTTATAAAAATGTTAGTAAATCAATATCATTCTGGAACGTCACCTTTTTTTAGTAAGTATAAAAAATATTATAGTATAAATAAACAATATTTAAAAGAATATATATTTAATACTAGAGCTTTCCAAAATAGGGGTAAGCATATAGACGAATTAATACTTAATGAAGAACGGTTAAAATGGATAGAAGATAAGTTAAAAAACGTTAGATGGTTTGACGCTTCAGTGTTTAGGGTATATTATTCTGAAGGACATAGTTTATCATCTTTAGAAAAAGCTACGAAGATTAATAGAAATACTTTAGGTAAATCAATACGAATAGTTAAAAAATATTTAAAATATGAGCAAAAAAAATAAAGGTTTGGGCGACACAATAGCTTCTATCACAGCTGCTACTGGTATAGATAAGGTAGCTAAAGCTGTACTAGGTGATGACTGTGGTTGTGAAGAAAGAAGAAAGCAGCTTAACCAGCTATTTCCAAACTTCAGAAACATAAGACAGTTTACAGAAGATGAGATTAAGATATACGAAGAGGTATTTCCAACGGTAAATAGTGGTATGCTAACGCCTGGTGAAAAGACTATAGTATCAGCTTTATATCATAGTGTATTTGGCGAACCCCCAAAATGGAAAAGCTGTTCACCGTGTAATAAGCAAATAATAAACAATCTTAAAAAGGTATATGAAAAGTCTTGTAAAGTTATATAACGCAGATTACAAAGAAAATAAAGGAGAGTTTGATGTTTGCCTTTTTGACCCACCTTTTGATGAATGGAAAAATATTAACTACATTCCAAAGGCTAAAACTTATGTATGCTTTACCAACTTCCAAAATAAACATTATATAGATAAAATTTTTGGTATACCTAAATTTGAAATGATATGGTACTTTAAAGATGGTAGGTGGGTAAGTCATAAAATGCCAAGACATACTCATGAACATATCTTAATATATGGAGAGATAAAAAATGAGGCTTACACTGGGGAGTATAATACAGATAGAACGCCACAAAAAAAAGGAAAGGGGTGTATAGGGAGAGATAAAAACTTGGGGGATAGAATTTATACACCAAGAGAAAGGAAAATGTTAAATAGTGTAATTGAAGTTCCAAGAAATGTAGGCAAAGCATTAGGGGTTTGGGGTAAGCCTGAAAAATTAATAATGCCTATACTTGAATGGATTGTTTCCGAAAATGATAAAGTTTGGGACGGCTTTATGGGAAGTGGAACTTTTGGGGTTTGTGTTAAAAAATTAAATGCTAACTATTTTGGTAGTGAGTTAAATGCAAAAACTTTTAAAATAGCAGAAGAAAGAATTAGAAAATGAGAAATCATACTAAGGTATATATGACATTCTTTTACTTAGATGAAAGCGATTTTATAGGGTGTGAAATGTGTGGTAGTGAAGCTGTAGACATCCACCATATACAAGCTAGAAAATTAGGTGGTTCTAAATGTATGGACTTTGTAGAGAATTTAAGCGCTTTGTGTAGAGATTGTCACAATCTTGCAGAGACAGATAAAAATTTCAACGTTTACGTAAGAATAAGACACCTAGAATTAATTAATAAATATTTATATGAAAATTACATTAATAAAGATAGACAGTCTTAAACCGTCACTATACAACCCTAGACAGATAACTGGTAAACAGTATGAAGATTTAAAAAAGTCTATAGACAAATTTGGACTGTGTAAACCAATAGTAATAAACATAAACCCAGAAAGACTATATAATGTGATCGGTGGTCACCAGCGTTTACAAATATTACGTGAAATGGGCGCAGAAAAAGTGCCTACAGTAAGCGTAAACCTAAGCGAAGAAGATGAAAAAGAATTAAACGTAAGACTAAATAAGAATGGTGGACAGTGGGATATAGACCTATTAAGTAATTTTGATGTAGTAGACTTAAAAGAATGGGGTTTTAAAGACATAGAACTAGGGTTTAATATAGACAAAATAGACGAAGATAAAGACATAACTATAACAGTAAAAGAAAAAGATACCATTACTGCTAATGAATTATACGAAGATTTAAAGGGTAAAGGGTATAATGTAACTATAAAATAAATTTATTAATATGGACAAAAAAGAACACATAAAGAAAAAAATGCTTTTAGAAAGCTTAGAAAATTCATTAGGTATAGTATCTACAGCTTGTACTAAAGCAAATATAAGCAGGTCTAGTTTCTACAAATGGTATAAAGAAGATGAAGTATTTAAAAAGAAAGTAGACGAAATAGATAATGTAAAACTAGACTTTGTTGAAAGCCAGTTATTTAAGAATATACAAAAGGAAAAAGAAAGAAGTATTATATTTTACTTACAGCATAAAGGACATAAGAGAGGTTATATACAGCAGCAGAATATAAATCTAACTTCTAATGATGAAGAAATAAAAAAGATAGAAATTGAAATCGTTAAACCTAAAGGGGACAGTAGTTCTACAGAAAAACCTTAACGCTACTACTAGAATAGTCGTTAATCAAGGGGGTACTAGAAGTAGTAAAACTTATTCTTTAGCACAGTTAATCATTTTAAAAGCGTTACAAGAACAAGGTAAGGTATATACAATATGTAGAAAGACTTTACCTGCACTTAAATCTAGTGCTTATAGAGACTTCTTTAATATACTAGAACATCATAATTTATACAATCCTAGCAAGCATAATAAATCAGAACTTACTTATAAGCTAAATAACAATCTAATAGAGTTTATTTCTGTGGATATGCCAGATAAGGTCAGAGGTAGGCAGAGAGCTGTCCTATGGATGAATGAAAGCACAGAGTTCACTATGGAAGATTTCGTTCAGTTGTCGTTGAGGTGTACAGAAAACATCTATTTAGACTTTAATCCTAGTGATCCGTACAGCTGGATATATGATAAAGTAATGAATAGGGATGACTGCACATTTATTAAATCTACCTATTTAGACAACCCTTTTTTACCAGAAGAAACCATTAAGGAAATAGAAAGACTAAAAGAATTAGATAGTAATTACTGGCAAATATACGGACTGGGTGATATGGCACAGCCTACAGAAACTATTTTCAGACAGTTTGAAATAGCTAACGAAGTGCCTGCAAATGCAAATCTAGTTTCACTCGGTATGGACTTTGGGTATAGTAACGACCCCACAGCAATAGTAGAAGTGTATAAATTAAATGATAGTTTGTACATAAATGAGCTATTATATAGTAAGGGGTTAACTAATCAAGATATAGCTTTAAAGCTAAGGGAATTAAACGTAAGCAATAGAACAGAAATAATATACGATTCAGCAGAGCCTAAGAGTGGGGAAGAGATTAGACGTATGGGATTCTTAATGTTTCCTGCTCGTAAAGGTGCTGACAGTATAAATATGGGGATAGACGTTTTAAGACGTTTTAAGCTACATATAACTAAGAATAGTACAAACGCACTACATGAGTTTAAATACTACAAATGGCTTACGGATAGAAACGGTCAGATAGTAAATAAGCCTGCTACTAACCAGCAAGACCATATAATAGACGCTGTTAGATATATCGCCTTGAATAAGCTAACTACTAATTATAGTGGTAAGTATTACATATTATAAACGAATATTAACTTTTTATATATACTACAAATGGCAAAAGAAGAAATAACATTACAAATCCCACAAGATTGGAACGCTGTAACTATAGAAATGTACCGAAAGTTTCAAGAACTGAAAGGTAAAAAGCTTTCTAAAGATGAGTTTAATCTAGAATGTATTTGTATAATGTGCAATATTGATAGGGGGGTGATGGATAGAATGAGTTATAACGACATTAATAAGATCGCTAAAGAATTAACGGTCCTACTAAAAGAAGAACCTAGCACAGAAGAGCTACAAAAGAAAGTAGAATGGAATGGTATAAAATACGGTTTTGTGCCAAACCTAAGCGAAATAACGCTAGGTGAATACGTAGATATAGAAAGCTATTGTAAAGACGCACAGAAGAACTTGCACAAGATTATGAGCATATTATATAGACCAATAGTAAAAGAAACTAAAACAAGGTATAGTATAGAGTCTTACAGTCCTAGTGAAGAGCTAGAAAACGAATATTTAAAGTTTCCTGCTTTACCTTCAATAGCTGCTTTAAATTTTTTTTTTTGTTTAGGAAGAACACTATCAATAGGTTTGGTCAGGTCTTTGAGAAAGGAACGTCAAATGATGAAGAAGATGAACAAAAAAGCGCTACACTAACTAGTAAATGGGGGTGGTATAATGTGGTATTTTCTTTGTGCTTAGAAGATATAACAAAAATAAAAGAAATAACAAACCTGGAACTGTATATGGTATTAACATACCTATCGTACCAGCAGGATAAATCAAGTATAGAAAATAATAACTATGGTAACATTTAGTAACATAATAAAAACCTTTAATAACGTAGCTGACAATCACTACGTAATAAATTCTTTTCATTCTGGGTTCTTAGATGAAGTAGATATAAATAAGATGGACCTACAAGACTTTCCGATACTATACTGTGAACCAGGTAGCGCTACTATAGAGCAAGGCGTTTTAACGTATTCTGTGACTGTATTTGTGTTAGATGTCCTTAAAGAAGATTTAAGTAATAGAAATGACGTATGGACCAATACACTAGAAATTACGCAGGACATTATAGCAGACTTCAAACAGAACCTATCTATACAAACTAGTGGGGGTGATAGTGGTAAAAAAACAAGTTATGCAGCTAATGAAGTGGTAATAGAAATGCCTATAAATTCTGATCCTTTTACAGCTAGATTCGCTAATATTTTGACTGGCTGGTCATCTACTATATCGTTACAAGTTAATAATACTAATAACTTATGTAATGCACCTATAAACCCTTCTGATTCAAACCCTAATATCTAATGGCTATAAAACTAAAATTAAGGGGGGTAGACGGTAAGTTTGTAAAAGGCGAAGTAAAGCACTTAGAAAAAGCTATAACTAGATTTGGTTCTAACGTAATCAAAGATGGTAGAAAAATACTACATAGTAAAAAGAAAACCACACAAGGAAACACGCTATATAGTAACTATCATTACATCATGAAAAGTACAAAAAGCACAATAGAACTAGGTTTAGAGTTTGGTGACGCTGCTGACTACTGGCAATATGTAGATCAAGGTGTACAAGGAACTGGGGGTATAAAAAAGGGTACAACGAAAAAAGGAGAACTAGGTAAAAGGGGTGGTACTGGGCTAGCAAGGGGTGGTAACAGTCGCTTTAAGTTTGATAAATCTTTTGATAATCCAGCAGGTGAGCTAGTAAACGCTTTAAAAAGATGGATTAGAAACAAGCCTATAAGCTTAGGCGATAGGTCTATAAATAGTTTAGCTTATGCTATGGGGTATGCAATAAGAAGAAGAGGTCTAGAAAGAACTATGTTTGTAAGTAGACCAGTAGAAGTACATTCTAAGAAAATACCAGACGAAGTAACGGAAGCTTTTCTATTAGACGTAGAAAGCTTAATAGGTAAGCTACCTAGTAAACAAATGGAAATACAAGTAAAATTATAAAAAATGGCATATACAATAGAACAGAAACCTAGTGTAGTATCAGCAGCAAATAGCCCTATGGTATTTGTATTAAAAGATGATGACGCTGCAAACTATAACGCTACTAAATTTAGATACATAGCACAAGTATTTATTAGTACAACGGACTTTACAAGTTATACAGAAATAGCTAAAGTAAAGGTATATAAGAATAAAGTAAATGTAGGTATAGTAGATGTACATAAAATAGTTAGAACGTACTTAGAGACGCAAGAATCTAATGCAAATTCTACAAGTGATAGTATACACACACTGGGTATAAAAGCAAATACTAAAATATTCTCACAAAATGACGATCAGTTAATAATAGTAAAAATTGAAGCAGGGTTTGAAAAGTCAACGTCTGCTACTACAGCACCTACAGAAACGCTTAACCAAGCTAATGCTGTTTTAACTAGCACAATAGCTACAACGCCTTATACTAAGACAGCTACAAATATAGGGGGTTTAGATGTTAATGGTAGTAACTTTCCTTTAGGGTTTTTTATGAATGATACGACAGCACCAGACAGCTATAGTTTCTTTACTAACGCACCTAATATACAATTTGTAAGAGGTAGTAGTACAGCGTCAGATAATGTAGATGAGCTTACAGTATGCTTTAAACAAGGTGAATCTGGTGGTGTAATAACTGTTGGAAAGAAGATAGAATATATAGGTATACAATATTTTGACGGTTTAGGTAATGTTATAACTGGTACAAGTGGTGGTAATACCATTCATTTTTTTGTAAACGATAATACTAATGGTGGCGCTACAAACGCACAAGCTGGCACAGTAGCAGAATCTTTACTATACTTTGGATGTGGTACAGCTAACCTAGAAACGCAAGCTGGCGAAGTCGTAGATGACGGTGGTGGTGCTGAAACTAGCGCTACTGCTAGACCTAGTAACTTTGCTAACTGGGCGTACTATAGAATCTTTGGCGCTAGGGATCATACCTTAGCTAGTAGGTGTACTAAGTTTTACCACTTTTATAGATACGGTGCTAGTCAAGACAGTAATGCTACTGGTGTAGACGATAGACACCAAAGCTGTACTAGATACGATAACGTCAGACTAGCTTGGGTTAATAAGCTAGGTGCTTATGACTACATGAATTTTAGGGGTAAGTCAGTAGAAAGTTTAGACATTAAAAGGTCTAATAGTTCTAGTGTGCCTGGTACTTGGGATAGTACAACATTTGATTATAATAACTATGATAGAGGTAAAAACACTTTATATACTGAAGCTACTAAAAGGCTAACTATAAATAGTGACTGGCTTAATGATACTGAGGGTGCTTGGCTTGAAGAGTTATTCACATCTACAAACGTACAAATTTTAGGTGATAACAATATAGTATATCCAGTTAATATAACAGACAATAAATACACAAAGAAAACAAGCGTAAATAATAAGATAAAAATACAGTATACTATCAATTTAGAGTACGCTAACAAAGTAAGAACAAATAGCTAATGAATACAAGACTAGTAGTATATAGACCTACCTTAACCAATTCAGGCGTTTTAATAAACAATCCTGGTTCTACCTATCCAGTATCGGCTTCAGAAACAGTAATAGCTGTAGATACAGTAGACGCTACTACAGTATTTGTAGCAAATGATAGTTTAGTAGATAATGCAGGTGTAGTATACGGTGTAATAAAATCAGTAGATAGCGCTACAGCAATTACTTTATTCAGTGTATCTGTAGCTATCCCAGACAATGCAAGCTTATTTTACACACCTAATACGCCTTATGAGATAGACTTAGAAAAAGCGCCTAATGTTAGAATAAACTATAACTGGTTAGATGTCAAAGAACCAGAGAATAGAAAGTCTAATTTTAGTCAGACTATAAAAATACCTTTTACGAATGAAAATAATAAATTCTTTGAAAACTGGTTTGACGTTAATTTAGATACTTTAATATATAATACTAAGACTAAATACAAGGCTGTAATATTAGTAGATAGTATACCACAGCTAGACGGTTATATACAGCTTAAATCAATCTATTTAAACGCTAGACTTTATGAAGTAATAGTATTTGGTGACACTGCTAATTTCTTCGCTGATATAAAAAGTAAAAAGCTTAGAGACGCTTTTATAAATGAAGATGGAACTATAGATCAACAGCTGGACCATATGAATACTTTAGCTAATATAAAAGCTAGTTATGATCCTGGCTTAACTACTTTAGGCTCTGTAGTAGATAACGATATAATGTACCCTATAATAGACTATGGACATACTAACTTACCCTTATGTGACAGTATGTTCTGGAATCCTGATTACCTTGATCCGTTAAATGAAAATATGGGTAACTATACTACGCTTCAAGAAAACGCTAACTACTACGGTTTAGTGCAATCACAAAACCTAAAGCCAGCTATAAGGGTACAAAGACTTTTAAAGATTATAGCACAGAAAGCAGGCTACCAGATTACTAGTTCTTTCTTAGGTTTGACTGGTGACACGCAAGATAAAAGTACTTTTTTTGGTAAACAATTTATGACGTTAGCGCCACAATACGAAAGAACAAGGGTTAAAATTTATAATGGTTTTTCAGCTAGTATAAGTTCTGCTATTACTGATACTACAATGGGGTACAATATATCTGCTACTGGCTTTGCTAATCAGCTGTATGTAAACGGTTTCCAATTTGATACTATTACTTTTAATGATAATAATATTTATTCTAATACTATGCCTTTCGGCACAGTAGGTCCTACACTAACTATACCTTATAATCCAGATACACCAGGCGTACTACCTGCTGGGGGTATAACAATACAGACTGACTTAGAAGTAGTTACGTCAGCTACTACCCTTACTGGTAGTGATATAGATGGTTATAATGTAGTGTTAACTTGGTTCTTAGGTAATGGCGAATTTTATGGTGAACAAAGTGTATCTATCAATCCTGGTGTAACAGCACCAGTACAGTTTATGTCAGAAATAAGTACAGCTGTTTTAATAAGTGGTTACGTTTATGCTGAACTATATTTCTATCCTACTAATAATATAGGTAATGAAGTTTTCGCTGCACAGGTAAATAGTGGTACAATGCAAACTATAAACAATGAAGGTATATATAATAATGGTGGTGTGAACGCAGAAGTACAGATAATTGAAAACTTACCAGACTTAACACAATCAGACTTTGTAAAAGACTTACTAAATAGATATAACTTGATAGTAATGTCTGATCCACAAAACGCTAAAAACCTAATTATAGAACCTTACCAAGACTATATAGATGGTGGTAGTATACAATACTGGACTGATAAACTAGATGTATCAAAAGAACAAACTTTAAGAACTACTAACGAACTTCAAAAAAGGGAATTACTATTCACAGACTTAGAAAATAAAGACTATCTAAATAAAAGCTATACTGATAAATGGAATAGGGTATGGGGTAGCGTTAAGCAATTAAACACCAATGACTTCGCAAAAGGTAACTTTAAAACACCTAGTATATATGCACCTTATATAGCACAAGGGATAGGACACTGGACCAATAATATGGCTAGTATGTCAGCTAATGATGAAGTAGCGATAGCGTTTAATTTTGAAGTAGATAGTGATGGAAACAGAACCCCTATTACAGACGGTAAACCTATGTTATTTTTTTATGGTGGTACACCTATTACCTTAACAGACCTTAACGACCAATGGAACAATGACTGGGAATTTAACTTAATTAGTGGCGCTTATACTATTTATGGTGATACAGAAGCGCTAAGTATGGATAATAAATTCCCACTATGTCTACCGTATGACATGAATACAATAAGTGATATTTCAGCAAGTACAAAAATGTTGCACTGGGAATATTACAAACCACAATTCATTACAGGTTTTACTTTTAATATATTTGGTGAGGGTGTAACAAATCACGGTTATTACTTAGATTACTGGGCGCAATATATAAACGAAATATATAGTGATGAAGCTAGAATAATGGAATGTTATTTAGACCTTGATGAAACTGACATTCACAATTTTAAATTTCAAAACCCTATATACTTAAAGAATACATTATGGAGAGTTTTAAGCGTAGAAAACTATGTAGTAGGTGGTAAAGAAACTACTAAGGTAAAACTGTTAAAAGCTATATCTAAGCTTAATTATGACTGTGCTGTAACGCCTAGTCTATTTAACACAAATGGTACGATAACCTTTATTGATCCTACTGACGGTAGTACAGCAGATGTTACTAACGCTTGCTGTGAAGAGTTAAACCCAAACTGGACCTTTCAACAAACTAACGCTACTACTGGTGTAGGTATTTGTTATCATAATTCTAGTACATACACAGGTACTCAAAATGGATTAGGCGTTAATAATGGAACTAATTTAAATAATTTAAGTGGCGTACTAGGTGATAATCAAATGCTAGCTCTACCACCTATGCCGATACAAAATTCAGCCACTAATATTATAACTAGAAATAGTGGACTGTCTGCACAAGAATCTACGTTCTATTTAGAATGTGTTACTAACGGTACTACTGCTGAAAACTTACGCCAGCAAAATGTAAATGATAGGGTACTGTCTTTACCACTTGGTAGTATGGCTTATGTCAATATAGAATTGATGGGGACTATTGTAGCTGGTACTACTGGCTTTATAGGTAAGGTAGGTTTCTTTGAATACTACACAGTGCTAGTAAGTCCTTTTAATGAGGTTAAAACCTTTTCTGGTCCTTCTGGTGGAACAAAGGAAAAAGAAGTAAGAGATAACGACTTTCCAGAACCTACCGTAAATATAAATACTTATGACGCTAATTTCAATTACGTTAAGTTATCAGTAACCCATTCTGGAGATAATGTTACAAGATGGTTAGCAAAAGTAAAACTATTAATACAGCCACTAGGTAACAGTGAAACACCACTACTACAACGTGCTATATATCAAAACGGAAACGGTATACTGTTTCAAAATGCTGGGATGTTATTATGGAATTAAAAGAAATGAAAACAAAAGGTAAAATGATACCTATAGTATTAAGTGTAATTACAAAGCAAGAATTACCAGGCAAAGAATACTACTTTATATACGGTCAACAAGAATACACTAAAGACTATAAAAAAGTTAAAAAACAATTTAAAAGACTATTTGAAAAATGATTAAAAATCTAAAAATATTACTAGGCGTAGAAACTAAACAAGCTGAAAAAAATATAGATAAAGTTGGTAAGGGTTTAAAAAACGTTGGAACAGGTGGAAAGATAGCACAAAAAGGCTTAGGCTTTATGAGCAACGGTTTTAAAAAAGTAGGTTTAGCTATTAAGGCAGCAGGGATAGGTTTATTCATTGGCTTACTATCTCAATTAACAGGACTATTTCAATCTAATCAAAAAATCACAGATGCTTTTAGTCGTATAATGCTAAAGTTAAAACCAATATTTGACGCGGTAGGTAAGGCTTTAGAGTTTGTAGTAGGCGTAATAGAGGCTATGATAGATGTCGTTTCTGATGTCATTGGGTCTTTATTTGGGTTTACAAGCGCAGCTAATGATTCAGCTAACGCTTTAGTAGAGCAAAGAAATAAAGTTAAATTATTAACAGCTGAACTAGGGTTACTACAATTACAGTATCAAAAAGAAGCTGAGTTAATGCGACAAATAAGAGATGACGAAAGCTTGAGTATAGAAGAAAGAATAGCAGCAAATTTTGAACTAGGTAAGGTTTTAGCTGAACAGTTAGAACATGAAAAAGGTTTAGCGCAAGAAAGCCTAAGATTAGCTGAAATGGAGTTAGCTCTAAATAAAGACAATATAGACCTACAAACAGCTTTAATAGAGGCTAAGACAAAATTAGCAGAAATTGACGAAAGGATTACAGGACAGCGTTCAGAACAATTAACTAATCTAAACTCATTAGAAAGAGAAAGGGAAGCACAACAAAAAGAAGCATCTGCAAAAAGAGAGGAACAATTAAAGGCAGAGGCAGAAATGCTACAAGAATTAATTGACTTACAGAATGAAGATATAGATGTTAAAAAACGTGCAGCTAGAACTTTAAATGAACAATTTGATAATGCAGAAAAGGCTAATCAAGAACAAATAGATTTTTTAAAAAAGAAGAAAAAAGAAGAATTAGCTGCCCTAGAACAAAGTCAAAAAAATGCTAAGAAAAATATAGAGATAAAAAAAGAAGAGTTAAGAAACTTTGAAGAAACTAATAAGCAATTAGAAAAGTCTAATCAAGAAAAATTAGACAATTTTTCTAAAACAGCTAAATTAGAAATGGAAAAAGTTGGTCTGCAAGGTGGAGAAAATTTTGCAAACTTGGAAGAATTGTACGAATTTCAACAAAAGAAATCTGAACAAATAGGCAAGATAGTAAAAGCTACAGCAGAGAAATTTGGTGTGGATATAGAGGATTTATACAGTGATTCATTTACAACTAGTGTTCAATTAATGTCAGCACGTTCACAGCTTAACAGTCAATATTTTAGTCAGCAGGAAGCCTTTGCAGAGGGGTTAGCTAATATTGAAAGAATAACAAAAGCCTCAGGCGAAGAAGTAATTGCTATTACTGATGAACAAATAGAGTATACAGAAGAATCTTTAAATAAAAATTTAGCTATAACAGACAGCTTTAACGCTGATAAACAAGCTATAATAGACAAGTATAACAAGCAAATATATGAAACAGAACAAGGAGCAATAGACACAAAGGAAATATTACAGAAACAAGCTGACGAATCGCTATTCTTACACTTTGAAGAAACTAAAGATAGAGAAATAAGACTAGCAGAAGAAAAATATGATGAATTAATAGGTAAAGCACAGGGTAACGCTGAGGCTACAGCGAAACTAGAAAAGCAAAAAACTGACGCTTTAGAAGCAATAGAACAAAGTTATATAGATAAGCAAGAGCAAGCCAAGACTGAGTTTTACAAGTATATAGAAGTAGAAGAGTTAAACGTAAGGGAAAAGGAATTAAACGCTTTACAAACACACTTAGATAAAGTATTAGAGATAGAAGGCTTAACGGATCAACAAAGACTAGAAGCAGAAGAAGAGTATATAAGACAATATGATGAAGTAACTGACAGACATAGGTCAGAAGATTTACAAAAAGAAAAAGAAAACAAACGTAAAATGACAGACCTTGCTTTAAGCTCTATGCACAGTATAGTAGATATAGCAGGTCTAGGCGCACAGAAAGAAATAGGCGAACTAGAAAAGAAGTTTAAAAATGGTGCAATAAGCGAAGAAAAATTTAATAAAGAAAAAAACAGAATAGAAGAAAAGCAAAGGAAAAAAGAAAAGAAAGCAGCACTTGCACAAATAGCTATAGATACAGGTAGACAAATTAGCTCTGCTTATACTGCTGCTTTATCGGCTGCTGCTGCTGCTGGTCCAGGTGCGCCAGTGGTAACACCTATGCTAGTAGCACAAATGTTAGCTATTGTATTTGCTGGTGTAGCGCAAGCTAAAGGCGCTTTAGGTGTTAGTGGTGGTGGTGGTGGTGAAGGTGGTGTAGATGATGTTGGTGGTGTAGATGATGATATGGGTGCTGGTGCTGTGCCTAGAATAAACTTCGGTGCAGCTGGTAATGAACAGCCACCAGTACAGGCGTTTGTAGTAGAAACAGATATTAGTAACGCACAAGCTTTACAGTCAGAACTTGATTTACAAAGCACCCTATAAACAAAAATTGAACTTTAATATATAACAGTATAATGACAGAAAAAAAGAAAAACAAAAAGAAAAAGTTAGTAGAACTAGTTATTGATGAGAGAGCTGAACGCTACGGTATAGAGGCTATAAGCCTAGTAGAATTTCCAGCGATTGAGGCTGACTGGGTTTTTTTCAATAAAGATAATTTCCTATCCTTAGCAAAATTAGACGAAGAAAAAAAGACTTTAGTAGGTGCTGTACTCATACCTAATAAGGAGATAGTGCGCTACGATCAGGAAGAGAACGAAGAGTATTTTGTATACTTTAGTGAAGATACTATTAAAAAGGCGCAGGAACTATTTATGATTAATCTAAGAAACAATAACGCTACCTATGAACACAAGGAAACTATACAAGGTTTAAGCGTTGTAGAGAGCTGGATAAAAGAAGATAAAAAGTTTGATAAATCAAACCAGTACGGTTTTAAAAATATGCCTATAGGTACTTGGTTTGTAAAAATGAAAGTAGACAATAATGACGTGTGGCAAAAGGTGAAGGAAAAATCTGTAAAAGGTTTTAGTATAGAAGGATATTTCACTGACGTTTTAATAGAGGCTTCTAAAAGAAAAACTAACCTAAAAGACTTAGAAGATAATATAGCTGTAGTAGGTGCTTTAGATGGTGAACCTTTATTCGCTACAAAAGAAGAAGCTGAAACATACGCTAAATTATTTAAAAACTGCACTGGTTATCATGAACACAACGAAGATGGTGTAATACGTTATATGGCTTGCGAAAAGCATGAAGAAGTAAAGATGGATAAAATGACAGATGAACAGTTATTAGATCGTATTAGAATGATAATAGACAATGATGAAAAAGAAGAGTTAACAATAATGAAAGACTACATAACTAAAAAGGCTTTATTAAAGTATTCTTGGGATCAGTGTATAAATGATATGGAAAAAAAATACGGTAAAACAGCTGCACCTAAAATTTGTTCAGCCATAAAAAGCAGCACTGTAAAAAGGTAGGCTGAAAAACAATTTTTAAATATTAATATATAACTATAAAATCATTACTAAAGATGAATAAAACACTTGAAAAAATTAAGACTTTATTATCAGTAGATAACAAAGATTCAAAAGAAATAAAAATGTATGCTGAAGCTATACTAGATGATGGTAGGGTAGTAGCTACAGAAGATGAAAAAATGAACGTAGGTTCTGAAGTATTTGTAATTTCTGATGACGGTGAAGCTACACCTTTAACTGAAGGCACGTACACACTAAAAGACGGTAGTAAAGTTAGTGTAGATAAAGATAGTAAGATAGTAGACTTCGGTGCTGACGAAGAGCAAAAAGAAGAAGAGTACGAAGAAGAAAAAGAAGAAATGGCAGAAGAAGATGAAACACCAGCTGAAAAAGCAGACTGGGCAAAATCTTATGAAGAACTAAAAGACAGAGTAGAAGAACTTGAAAATAGAGTATTTGGCGAAGATAAAGATGTAGAGGTAGAAATGAAAGAAGAAAATACAGAAGAGATCAAAGAAGGCGATAAGGTTGAAATGTCCAAAGATATGGTAAACAGTTTAGTAGAAGAAGTAGAACACTTGAAATCTAAAATAGTAGAACTAGAAAAAGAACCAGGTGCTAATGGGTTTAAACACAACCCAGAACACACTTCTAAGAAAGAAGCTGTTAATATGTCTAAGCTTTCTACACAGGAAAGAGTAGCATACTTTATAAATAGAAATAAATAATTAATAATTAAACTTAAATAAAATGGCGAATAAAAAATATAATTTTGCTGATACTGTAACTTCTAACTATGCTGGTGAAGCAGCAGCAGGGTATATGTCAGCTGCGTTACTTTCTGGAACTACTTTAGCTGAAAATAACATAACTTTTTTGAACAATGTAAAATACAAAGCGAACTTAAGAAAGATTACTATAGCTGGAACAGCAGGTAATTTGATGGCTGATTCTACTTGTGACTTTACTGATTCTGGTACACTTACTTACGCAGAAAGAGTATTAGAACCTAGAGACTTTGACGTAAATATGCAGCTTTGTAAAGAAGATTATTTAGCTTCTTGGGAAGGTGCTAACATGACAGCAGGTCTTAATGGAACTTTACCTACTTCTTTTGCTGACTATATTATAGGACAAACAGCTGCTAGAGTTTCACAAGAAATAGAACAATCTATCTGGAATGGTACAGACGGTGATAATGGTAGTTTTGATGGCTTTAGAAAATTATGTCTAGCTGATGGTGATGTAGTAGATGTTGCTGGTGCTGCTGCTCTAGACGCTTCTAATATTGTAGCTAAATTAGGGACTGTAGTAGACGCTATACCTACTGCTGTATATGGTAAAGAAGATTTAAGAATCTTTGTACCTACTTCAGCTTGGAGATTCTATATACAAGCTCAAGCTGCTCTAGGTTACTTTAATGAGTACAATATGAGAGAAGGTTGGAACTTATCTTACAATGGTGTAAGATTAGCACACGCACCAGGTTTAGCTAATGACACTATGATCGCAGGAAGAGTATCTAATATGTTTTTTGGTTCTGACGGTTCTAACTCAGAAGTGAAATTATTAGACATGACTAACCTAGACGGTTCAGATAATATTAGAGTTATAATGCGATTTACTGCTGGCGTTAATTACGCTTTCGGTAGTGATATGGTTTTATACGCTGGATAGTATTAACAATTAATGGGGGGTGAAATATTCCCCCTTTTTATAAACAAAATAAAAACTTTTAAAATGAGTTGCACATTATTACGAGGCGTTCTAGTTGACTGTAAAGATCAAATAGGTGGCTTAAAAAAAATCTTCTTTACAAATAACTATTGTTCTAATATCCGTAGTGTATGTACTTTAGGAAGTGGCGCTACAGCTGGTACTATGACTGCTGCTGGCTTTACTAAATGGGATATAGCAGCTGATGTAGGTGGTACTGATAAAACTACTGTATTTCAGTATGATCTTAGACCTAACCTATCTTCAATGACTGTAAACGCTACTACTGACCCTGCTACTGGTACTACATTCTTTGAACAAACTTTATCAGTATCTTTACAAAAGCTTACTGCTGCACAATCAAATGAAATTAAATTGATGTGCTACAACAGAAGTCAAGTATTTGTACAAGATATGAACGATAACGTATTCTTATTAGGAATGAATAATGGTGTAGATGTTTCTGGTGGGACTATTGTAACTGGCGCTGCTAAAGGTGACATGACTGGTTTCACTATAGAACTAAGAGCTGAAGAAACTGATCCTTTAATCTGGTTACCTGCTACAGCTGGACCTGGTGATAACGCTGGTACTGCGACTGTAGGCTATCCGTTTGACGGTCTTAGTGATGAAGCTAATTTAGTAATCACTGTAGGTACTTAATCAATAATCGTTACTCAATACTATTAAAGGGTAGTCTTAACAGATTACCCTTTTTTATTAAATAAACTTTACAAATAATAAAATAGTATTAAGTTTTTTTTACAATTCACACAAATAAAAACGATTTAACAATTTCTATATATACTATAAACACTTATAATTATGGCTTGGAAAGTAAAAGAAAAATACAGAGACTATAAACCTGGTACTATGAATCTATCTTTCGGTGAACTACAACCACACCAAATAGAAAAACTTAGTGATGAGGCTAAAAAAAAGTATTTCACAAATGACATACCTAAACCAAAAAAGAAAAAGAAGGTAGAGAAAATAGAAAAAATAGAAGTAGAAGAAAACCCTTATAATGAGTATACTGACTAATGATTAGAAAGGTTATTTTTCATGAAGATATAGTAAAAGAATATATAGACAAAAGGTCTAAGTTAAATTCTAAAGAAGAAAAGCAAGCTCTAGTAGAAGAGTATAGTATAAAAGTAATAAAAGAATATAAAGATGTATCAGATTAATTTTACTTCAGACACTGCTGTCTATTCTAAGCAATTATATTTTTATATAAATGTAGAATCTATTACTGGCTTAAATGACTCTACTGATCCTTTTACTAATGTAGTGTTAGCTCAATTTAGAGGCACTAATACTAACTGGGTAAAGACAGCAATAGCGCCCAAAGGTACAGCTAATAGGAATAATAGATTTTATAGATTAGGTTATCAATTATACAATACTAGTTTTAACGGTTTATTAGACAGCGAGGCTTTAAGAAAAACTGGCAATGTTTTTTTACCAAGTGAAGAAGTGTATAATGTTACTTTTTATTATCAAACCAGCACTACTAATTTAGATGTAGCTAATGCTACTAAGATAGATTGGACAGAACAGCTTTTTCTTCAAAGACAATTTGACGATCAATACAATCAAGCACCAGTAAGTAGCTTTACACAATATACTACTAATGATGTAAGTAGTACAACGACTAATACTAACGTAGAATATGGAACACAAACAGCATAAAAATAAATCTGAAATATCGGTATTACATTTATCAGAATTTAACCTACCCTCAATAGGTGAATTTTCTAATAAAAACTATATATCTTTTGGAGAAGATAACCTATACCCTCAATACTTACTAGAGCTGTACAACGGTAGTAGTATTAATAGTGCTATTATTAAAGGCGTTTCAGCTATGATCTATGGA